GCGCAACGGATCTTGTTTTGGGTGTTTTCAATGGATGCCGCTATACTGATCCAACCACTGGAAAAGAAACCTTTTCCAATTTTTACCCAGCCTCTACAAATGCTGCTGACATTGAAGCTTTTATTATTGATGCACCACATGCTCAATACGAGATTCAAGCTGACGCCGCATTCCCTGTAGCGGACCTGTTTGGTAACTTCGATATTGTTGATGCCTCTGCTGGAAGCACTGTTTCTGGCACATCTCGTATGGAGATTGATGTGACAACTGGCGCGACTACCGCTGGCTTGCCTCTCAAGGCCATCGACATTTCCACTGACCCAGAGAACAGTGATGTTGGCTCTGCTAATACAAATGTAATTGTTGTTATCAACAATCATCTGTTTAGCGCTGGCACTACTGGCTTGGCATAAGGAGGCTGACTGATGGCTATTTCTCGCGCCCAACTAGCGAAAGAGCTAGAACCCGGCCTCAACGTTCTGTTCGGAATGGAATATGATCGTTATGATGCCGAGCATGCTGAAATTTACGAAACCGAATCTTCAGATCGTGCATTTGAAGAAGAGGTCATGCTCGTAGGTTTTGGAAATGCCAACACCAAAGCTGAAGGTGCTGGAGTCCAGTTTGATTCTGCAAACGAAGCATACTCTGCTCGTTATACGCACGAAACAATCGCTCTTGCGTTTGCTTTGACCGAAGAAGCTATGGAAGATAACCTTTACGACCGCCTTGGCGCTCGTTACACTCGTGCATTAGCACGTTCCATGGCGCACACTAAGCAGGTAAAAGCTGC